CCCGCCACGGCCCCATCAAAGCGCACGAATAATATGAGCAGTCAGCAGGACATACATAATGCGTTGCTCATTACTGTCAGCTTTACTCCTGAAAAGCCAGCCAATTACCGGAATTTTGCTGATAAATGGTACAGAACGGTCAGCATTGCTGGATGATGAATCAATCAACCCACCAAGTAAGAGAGTCTGGCCATCCTTAATCTGAACAGTGGTCTGAATCTGGCGCTGATTAGTAATAATATCAGATGCTTGGTCATCATTGCTGATTGAATCGGCGCGGGTATCGATGGTCAAAACTAATTGCCCGTTACCCATGACAACAGGCGTTACCTTGAGAGAAACGCCAACATCATGACGTTCGATAGTCTGAAACGGATTATTTACCCCAGCAGATTCACCCGTTACCTTTCCTGTGATAAACGGCACATTCTTACCTACGGAAATATAACCAGTCTGACCGGACTGAGTAAGAATGCGCGGTGTTGAAATCACCTTAGAGCGTGAATTACTCTGGACAGCACGCAGAGACAGCGCCAACACGTTACCATCAAAAATACCAAAAGAGCCGCCCACCGTAGAAAGAGCATTACCCAGCGCAGAAGTATTAAAACCCCCCGCCACCTTATGGCCGGATGCAGAGCCAGCTGCAAATGACAAATCAACACCATCAGACAAACTGGTTTCAAACATGAGCGATTGAATGAGTACCTGATCACGGGCAACATCAACTGAGTTAATGAAATCGGACAGAACAGGCAGTAGCTCGTCAGGCGCAGATACAATCAGGGAGTTATTGCCGGGATAATCCACGACATTACCCCCGCCATTCGAATCCAGATAAATTTTAACCAGTTGCTGAACATCAGACGCTCGTACTTTTGTCAGCTTAAAATTTCTGACAGTGAGCGCCACAGGCGCTGGCTGACAGGATGGCTTTGGCGGAAAAGAGTCATAAGACTGATTATCGGAATCATCAGGGTCTGATGCCATCTGTGACGGTAATTTTGACGGCAAAGATACTACCGCAGGATTACCAGAAAGCATGACAAATCCATTAGCATTCAGAACAGATTTGAAAAAGTCATCAATATTTGTGGGATTAACATCAGCATTAAATACTGTTACGGAGCCTTTAACATCGGGGTTAACAATAACAGGCTTACCAGTTTTTGATGAATACCACTGGACAAATGAACGAACGGATGAATTATTAAGATTAACAGTTTCAGCAGAAACACAAAAAGAATAAATGAATAAGATGGCAATGCAAAATAAACGCATAGTAATATTACTCCTGACAGGTGACGCTTTGTAAATAATGGCCTTTTCTGATAACAATTCGGCAGGCATCTTTAATATCAACGGAATAACCATCTTTAATTAAATCAAAATACTGGTACTTCATACCCTTAGCGTCAACAAACGTAACAGAAACATCAAAACCAAGCTGAGAGAAAGAATCAATAGAAAGTCTCGGTAAATCGCTGGTACTGTCAGGTGTTACCGCCCTTACCTGTTCAGCATGAACTGATTTAATAGCCGAAATTTCATCGGCATTCTTACCAGATTGTAGCCAGAAGCCAAGCCCAAGCCCAAAGGCCAAAAATGAAAGCATTAATATTAATCGGTTTGATTTTCGGAAATAAATTTTCGTGAGGCGCATATAATAATTAAGTCCTTTGTGAACAGAAAACTGGCCATGTGTAATAAATGGCGGTAAAAGAGAATAAGCACCATGCGGATAGTTATCAGTAAAAACCTGTTTTGTATTGTAGGCGGAATATAATGATTTTCCGGTGTATATCCATTTATCAACAGTAATTGAATTAACGTTATCACCATATTTAACAATACCAAAGTGTACCTTTGGTAAAGAAAATCGCGCTCCTGAAACTAAATTCATAATAGAGCCAATAAAAGGAATATTTAATTTATCTGAACGGCGACAATAAACAACATGTTCAGCAAGCGCCAGACGAGCTTGCTTATCCATTATCGAAATATCCTGAATCAAAAAAATAATATCCCAACCTAATTTACGGGCATGTAAAAACCAGTCAATAACAGGTTGTCTGTCTTTATCACCCCATGAACGGGAATTAAACCAAGTACCACATTCATCAAGCACTAAAAGGCCATTGCGGGATTCATCGTAAGATGTATTTCCAATACCAATAGCCAGTAAATCATTTAATGAAGGCTTATCAGGAACACGAATAACGCGCGTTTTTTTAGCGTAACGCCCAACCATAGGCATATTATGCAATTTAAGATCAAGATTAGTGGCAACAGGACAACCCTTAGCCAGTCTTTCCTGTATTCTGGAAACACTAACCAGTGTCTTGCCTGAGCCTAATTTGCCTGTTACTACATGAACCGCCATTTAAATCACCCTGTTTGCATAATCAAGAAATTTTTGTTTTAAATCGAAAACAAAAACACTGATACGAGTAACCATAATAACGTTAACACACGCCTGAAAATGGTCAGGCAGTACAGACGCCATTAGATGTGAAAAATCAGCGGGTAACCCGATATACATGACCTCAGCAAGGTACTGCATTAAAAGCGTAACAGTTGTTGTGATTAGCGCAACCAATGCAACCGCTATTAAACCTGTTTTGGTTGCAAGCCGAGCTAAAAAACTTGCCGCATAGCCAATAAGTAAAGGAACAAGACCAATAAGAAAACGCAACAATGCAGGAATACCTAATAATAAAGGCATCACTCACCACCTTTACGAAGCAATGAAGTTAAAGAAGTAAATACATACCAGAACGTAAGGCAATAAAAAACCCATGAAAGAGCATTTTTAATAGTCAGCAATTTATCGCAGCCAATATCGATCTGATAAACCTCTCCGGGGAAAATAATAAAATCAGAACAACCATTACCATTAGGTAAATTGGGCAACATAGCACCTTTATTTAAGAAAGCCTCCCATAACGCACCATGAGAATCCTTTGCAATTCCTAATTCAGATTCAGCTAAAGTGGAAGCGCTATCTAATTCAGACCCCCCCTCCCCATAACGGGAATCGCCGCCAGAAGGATCAGCAAAACGTCCGGCTCCGCGAGTAAGGTTATTTATAGAGTCAACAAGACGATTTATATTATTTTTAGTCTGTTCATCAGCTGACTTTTTATCATCAGATGAGGTATCTTTTTCTGTTAACTTATCATGAATCTCACTGGCAATTTTAGGTGAAGCACCTTCGATAGCTGACTGAATATCTCCTTTGGTAATACTTGAGCCATTACCACCGCCAGAACCGCCACTTGGGTTACCACCGCCTGTATCACCTTCCCCGGTATCACCATCACCCGTATCCCCGCCTCCAGTATCACCGCCATCGCCAACAGGAGAAGAAGGCTTATATGAAGGTGCGGCTACAGTTCCGGTAGGCTTCCATGTCGCAGCACAAACAGTGCTATCACTCTGGCAAACAATGACGCCAGTGGCCTCATATTCACAACCGTTATAATAAATATAACGATCACCGTCATAAGAATAGACATTATTGAATACACCTTCTTCGGGGGGTTTAGCTTCACAAATTTCTTCAGGCGTAGGCTCGGAAGGTTTTTCATCAGGAATAGATCGTTGAATATCACCTATAATATAAGCAGTTAAAGTCCAGTATTTATCTTTCTGGCCTGGAGAGTCGCTGTAAGTACAAGCGTCAGAAAATACAAGACGGAATTCAGAGTTAGGCCACATTCCCTCATAAGTTGGTTTAACCTGATTAAAAACAACCTGAGCACTGTCTTTAGCTCCCTGACAGGCAGAAGCCTGCATGGTTGCATCAATATAATAAACAGTTTGTTTAGTGCCATCTTGGTTGGTTATTTGCTTACTTTCAGCATATGCAGAGCTTTGAAAAGTAGATTTAGTAATGCTTTCCCATGAATCAGCATATGAAAAAGAAGAAATAAAAATAGAGAAAGTAATTAATATTTTCCTTTTCATAATAACCCAATTTAATAAAGGGGCAACAAATGCCCCTGAGTGAATTTTAAACTGCTTTGGAAGCGAATTTTTTAAAAATACGAATGGCAAGGCCAGCACCAACCACAGCAACAACGACAGGCCATACTTTACCAATAAGATCATTTGCCTGAGTCAGTAATGCATCCATTGCCTGACCTGCATAATCAGTCCCGCCTGTAGACCCATCTGCCGCAAAAGAACTCGCAGAAACAAAAAGCGCTGTTGAAGCTACTGCAATTTTAGATTTAACAAAAGATAAAACTTTCATATAAATAACTCCATTAAAGTTACATTACATCAATCGGTCAGAAAATGATTTAAATGAACCGACCGCGTAGAAAAGGGCAAAACCAAAGGTATAAGCCCCGAAGAAATAAGCTATATACATTAACGAAAAACCCCCGCAGTAATTGCGCCGAGGCCAAAAGAGATAACAATGCCTGACGCTATTAATATTTGTATAACATCAGCCATATTTAACCTTTTATTTCAGTGATTCCACCGTCAGATGAAATATTATAAGTTACTCCTTCTCTACCCTCCATTGACCAGACACGAACATATACAGGTATCTGGACTAACTTACCGATAAGATTATTTGCCTGATTCATTACACCGGCATTAACAAGAGCCTGAGAAACACGAATAATAATCTGGTCTTGTTTAGTACCACCAAAACCATCAGGGATCTCAAGGCCAATACCAATTTCATTATAGTATCCCTGACCGTTGACTTTATTACGCTGACGAGCACCAAGCATTTTACCTTTTACGAAAAGACCATAATTAGACATATTACTCTCCTTTAATGCCAGCTACTGGCATGTGGAATGCGATTATAATCGAAAATTAAACCTTTCTCATAAACCCATGATGGAATTTTGGCTGGTTTAGCCTCAAGTGTTCTTACTAATGGAACAACATTATTTGAATCAGGGGATTCACAATAAAAATTAATATCTATCCCAAAAGACAGCAATTCTTTACGATGTCGGTAGAATGTAGGTTTCGGTAACATTTCTTTCATGTTCGCGCCCTGCTTCCACAACAAATATGTAGACTGTATTTTTCTTGGGAGATTAATTATTTTTTCATCAGTTAATATGGTATTTTGATTCATTTCTATTCTCCCTACATAGTCAGAGAATAATTTATTGGGCGTATCAATATTCCAACTATTACCAAGCGTAAGGTTCAAATCAATTAATTCAGTTGTTCTTAACGTTAATTCAATACGTAATTTATCTTTTGACCAGTCCAGTAAACCAGCGTTAACAAATTCATCAGCAATCTGGTGCCCTTTTTTACCAGATATGTGTTCATCATATTTTGAATAAAATTTCAAACTCCAACGACGGGAGTTTTTTCCTAAGTAAACAGTGCCACCTTTACCACAGGCGCGACCGTGGCGAGTTTTCGCTTTAAATTCTGCGGCATATAACCATGCGCGGACATTTTCTAATGTTGACAATGAATACATATAGTTGATATCAATACGCGAGATCTTAAATTGCCCTGCCATTACCTGTCGATAGGATGAAAGATCATGAGGAATATGCAGTAATGCCAATATTCTGGCATAAGCTGTTAATACTAACCCTTGCAAATCATCGGAACCGATAACAGAGTGACCTTGCAAAAACTTTGACGGATTGCCGTCAATATAGAGATGTGTTGCCCGACCTTCGCCATCAGATCCAACAGATCTTACTTTCATAGTGGATTCATACGAACCGCGAACGGTCAACCGTTTTACTGTTTCCCACTCCACTGCACCGTCAGCATCAACGCTGACGACACTACCAGCCGGTAATGGTCGGTGTATGCAAGGTAGGATCCCGGTAAACCAGTCAATCATGTATCGCCTCAGAGAACAATTTTGTGACCAGAAAGCCTGTCAAGAGCTTATTAGTACCAATTCAGTCACACAAATGTACCACCCAAGATCTTACCTCTCAAGTGATTTTGTACTGGATAAGTGACATATTTGTTCTTTTGAAATGGAGCAAAAAAGTAGGATATAGAATGAGCAACAACTTCAACAGTAATGGCTACCCGGAAGAAATGGCAGAAGACATAGACTTACAGCGGGCAGAAAGGATAAAAAAAGCGATCCTAAGCAAATTCACATACGAAAGGATGGAAGAACTGTCTGGCATCAACATTGGCACACTGAAACGGATCGCAAACGCACAGAGGGATGCGAAAATCAGTGAGCTGGAAAAAATTGCTGAAATCACTCAGACAGACATATTTGAACTGATTTTTGGCTCCAGTAGCAGTGATATCTACGATTCCAGCAAACGCTTCTTTGAGACGAGAAGTAAAGATGCGGCTCAGGCGGCTCAATTCATCATCTACAATCTTCGTACCCTTGATGATGAGGACATCCTTTGTTTGGGGAGGGTTTCGAGTGCCTTGCAAACAGCAACAACATCAAGAAAATGGGATGAGCTTTTCGGGAAGAAGAAAGGCTGAGTCTCAGAAATGAGACAAACGTGCAGTATTACCAACACTGCACGTTCTTTATTGTGCGAATTTTGAACAGTAAAAAAGGATCAAAAGGATGAGTAGAAATAACGAAACAAGCGGCGTTGAACTGGTTGTCGTCGGCGTATTTGCTTTCTGTCTGGCAGTTGTTGCCTGGCTAATGAAAACTTTCGATGTTGAATGGCAAACAGCACTGGAAACTGCGCCTGGCCTGATAGTCTGGCTGCTTGTTGTTGGGGCGGGGATCTTTTTCGGGATCAAAATGGAAACAGGTCTTGTTCGCTGGGGTGCTCCACTGGCGATCGCCCTTCTGATTCCGGTATTCAAACCAATTATTAAGGAAGCGGCCGGAGTTCGTGAAATGGGCGGGTTGGTTTTCGATGATATGGTTTCGTGGTACGGAACTGGCTGGGGAATGTCTCTGATGTTCTTCGGGATTCTTATCGTCGGATACGGTCTGCTTTATTGGTGGCACAGAAGGAATTCATATTACGGGTAATAATATTTTACCGAATCGAGCTGATGGAAAATCGCCTTAAACAGGAGTCAATTTAAATGGCAAAAAAATCAAGGGTTTATGGGGTAAGAGTTAGAACGGCTCAAGATGGCGAATTTATCTATGGAAAGCCTGTTCCGGGTATGAGTAAGGCACATGTATTCAATGAGGTTAATAGCCAATTAATGGCTGTATTGGAAGTGAAATATCTTGGCTGGTATGACATTACTCTATCCGCAAATAGTTCGACAGATTATTATTTCGAACTAACTTCCAAGAAGAAAGGAAATACTTATATATTTGAACCCGGTGATTTCGGCTGGAATCATTTAAATTATCAGTTCCAGCAAGATGTTGATGAAATGGTTGAGTTTATGGATTCGGATTATTAAAACTCAAATATTGGTTCGCACAATGACGTTATGCTAAAGAGGCCGCTGCGGGATTCGATTTTCGCAGCGGCCTTTTCAACATAACGAGTCGTACATTATGCGCACCAAT